TGTTGAGTATTCACGGAAAATGCGACTCGCCTGAGTCTACGGAATATCTCTACAAGGGAATTGCCGAGCGAGGATTCAAACGTGAATTCACTCTCGCCGACAATGTTGAAGTAAAGAGTTCTTCTCTGGTCAATGGTATGCTGAAGATTTTTCTTGAAGCATTTATTCCAGAAGAAAAGAAACCAAAGAAAATTAAAATTGAAGATGAAGATACTGAGTATCCATCGCAAGCTGCTGAGTTTTTAGCAGAAGGTAAAACAAAGTAATTTAAATAATGGAAGGGTGCCAAATGGCTAATGTTAAATGTATACGATTGATCAGCGGTGAAGATGTTATTGCTGATATTGATGAGACTGTTGAAGGTCTTATAATTCTAAAGAAGCCACTGGCTATTATGATGATTCCAAATCAGAACAATCAATTTGGCATTGGTTTGGCACCCTTCTGTCCTTACGCAAAGGACGATATCGTCCCTATTCGTGAAGGTGCAGTGATTTCCATCTTCGAACCAGAGACTGGTATGTTAAACGAGTATAATACTCGCTACGGTTCAGGTCTGGTTGTTCCAGAAAGTAAAATTATCCTATGACAACAGAAAACAAAGACCCGTATATTTACCGCATCAAATCAGTTACTAAAGTTGTAGATGGCGACACTATTGACGCTGATATCGACCTTGGTTTTGATATTTCCCTTACGAAAAGAATTCGTCTTGCAGGTATTGATACTCCAGAAAGTCGCACAACAAATCTTAAAGAAAAAGCATTGGGACTTGAGTCTAAAGAGTGGATGAAGAAAACTCTTGCAGGTGCTAAAGATATTCTAATCAAGACTGAGTTACCAGATAGCACAGAGAAGTATGGTCGTATTATCGGTCATCTGTTTATCAATGGTCAAGAGACCTCATTGAATAATCAGATGATTGCCGAGGGATATGCTTTGGCATATGACGGTGGCACAAAAGATATGGATTTAGAATTACTTTTGTCTAGAAGAAAGGCAAATTAATCCCTTTACTTTGTTATGATTATATGGTATAGTAGTATTTGATGATTAGGGATTATTATGAAATTTTATACATGCGCACACCAATATGGATCCAAGGTTCTTGTCCGTGGAGTCCGTGATGGTGTGCGTTTTATTCGGCGTGATGATTTCTCGCCGACTTTGTATGTTAAGTCTAAAGAGCCATCTGAGTTTACCTCGCTTTATGGCGAGAACTTACAACCCATAGAATTTGAAGACAACAACGCTGCACGCGACTTCATGCAGACATATAAGAACGTAGAGAACTTTCCAATCTACGGGCAAAACAATTTCGGCTATCAGTATATTACTCATAAGTATCCTGGAGAAGTCCAGTGGGATATGCGTTATCTAAACATTCAAACTATCGATATTGAGACTTCAGCTGAACATGGGTTTCCTGACGTTGCTAATCCGATTGAAGAAGTCCTACTGATCACCGTTAAGAATCTCGTGACCAAGCAGTTCGTAACTTGGGGATGTGGAGACTTCGACGATAATAATGAAACTGTGCAGGAACTTCGTGATCAGGGTAACAAATATCTCTATGTAAAATGTGATAATGAGATCGATCTTCTTAAAACATTCCTGCGCTGGTATTCAGAAGATTATCCTGACATCATCACAGGTTGGAACAATAATCTTTTCGATCTTCCCTATCTTATCGCTCGTGTTGAACGTGTCCTCTGCACTGAAGAAGATACAGCATGGCGTAAACGTTTCAGTCCATGGGGTCTTGTTCGTCGTCGCACGTTGACCGTAATGGGTCGTGAGCAGATTGCGTATGACATCACAGGCGTAGCGATTATTGACTACATTGATCTCTATAAGAAATTTACCTATATTCGTCGGGAAAGTTATAAACTAGATTTCATCGGCGAGGTAGAACTTGGTCTGAAGAAGTTAGAGAATCCATACGAGTCATTCCGAGAATTCTACTCTAAGGATTGGCAGAAATTTACGGAATATAATATTCGAGACGTTGAGATCGTTGATGGTCTTGAGCGTAAGATGAAGTTGGTTGAACTGATTCTCACTATGGCGTATGACGCTAAGTGTAATTTCAATGATGTATTTTCTCAGGTTCGCACGTGGGATTGTATCATCTACAATCACCTCCACACTCAGAAGATCCAGATTCCTCAGAAGAAAGAGTCGCAGGGTCGAGGGATTGAAGGTGCTTTCGTGAAGGAACCAAAACCTGGACAGTACGACTGGGTTGTTTCATTCGATGCGACCTCGCTGTATCCGTCAATCATTATGCAATACAATCAGTCTCCTGAAACTTTTGTTCAAGAAACTCCGATGGATGTAACTGTTCACGGACTCCTAGATAAGAAGTATAATCTTGAGAGCCTACAATCTAGAGATCATTGTATGACTTCTAATGGGTATTCTTATACTCGCAAACAAATGGGTAAGTTCCCTGAGATTGTTCAGAAGTTTTTCGATGATCGCCAGAAGTATAAAAAGCTGATGATTGCTGCGGAAAAAGAGTACCAAGAAACAAAACAAGAACGGCTGAAGAATGACATCGCGAAGTATAACAACTTCCAGATGGCTAGAAAGATTCAGCTAAACTCATTGTTCGGAGCGATGGGTAACGAATACTTCCGCTACTATGATGCTCGTATTGCCGAGGGTATCACGATGACTGGTCAGTATATTATTCAGGAAGTCGGCAAGGCATTAAACGATTATCTAAATAAGGTTGTTGGAACCAATGGACACGACTACTGTTTCTACAGTGATACTGATTCTTGTTATATTTCCTTGGACCCTCTTGTTCGTAAGTATTATGGCAATTTATCACGCGATAAACTCATTGATGTTCTCGATAAAATCTGCGAAGAGAAAATCACAGAGACAATCAACAAGAGTTGTGATCAACTTGCAGACTACACGAACGCATTTCAAAAGAAAATTATATTCAAACGTGAGGCAATCGCGGAACGTGGCATCTGGGTTGCGAAGAAAAGGTATGCACTCAATGTCTATGATAACGAAGGTGTCCGATACACAGAACCAAAACTCAAAGTCATGGGTCTCGAGATTGTTCGTTCCTCGACTCCAGCACCTGTTCGTGAAAGTCTCAAGGAAGCAGTAAGACTTTGTCTGACTGCAGACGAAACCATACTTCAGCGGTTCATTGAAAAGACTCAAGCTGATTTTAATAAACTAGCTCCCGAAGTTATTGCCTTCCCTCGTGGTGTCAATGGACTTCTGAAGTATACTTCTCGTGCTGACATTTATTCTAAAGGAACACCAATGCATGTTCGTGGTGCATTGCTTTATAATCATCTGCTTGAGAAAAATAAACTAACACAGAAGTATGAAATGATTCAAGAAGGTGAAAAGATTAAGTTCCTTTATCTGAAGGAGCCTAATACTCTAGGAGAAAACTGTATCGCTTTTCTTGGAAAGTTACCAAAAGAACTTGACTTAGTACGTTATGTGGATTACAAGGTAATGTTCGAAAAGAGTTTTCTTGAACCACTAAATTATATCGTAGAAGGGTTGGGATGGAAAACCAGACCAACCGCAACATTGGAGGATTTATTTGCATGAATGCATTAATTGATAAAATTAAAAAGAACAGTACAATTAAAGAGACGAACGTTCTCTCTGAAAGTAAACTGTTCAGTACCAAGGATCTGATTCAAACATCAGTTCCTGCACTAAACGTTGCCTTGTCAGGCAAACTAGAAGGTGGTCTTACTCCAGGTCTGACCATCTTTGCTGGTCCATCGAAGCACTTCAAGACGGCATTCGCAATGCTTCTTGCTAAGAGTTTTCAGACTAAGTATCCTGATGGTGTAATCTTGTTCTATGACTCGGAGTTTGGTGCACCGCAGTCATACTTTGAGAACTTCGGCATCGACACCAACAAGGTTATTCATACTCCCATCACTGACATTGAACAGTTGAAGCATGATGTTATGAAACAGATCAATGAGATCGAACGTAGTGATACCGTTATGATCATCGTTGACTCGGTTGGTAACTTGGCTTCTAAGAAGGAAGTCGATGATGCGCTTGACGGTAAGTCGGTGGCGGATATGACTCGTGCCAAACAGATGAAGTCGTTGTTCCGTATGATTACTCCGCACCTTACCATTAAGGATATTCCTATGGTCGTGGTCAATCATACGTATATGGAAATCGGCATGTTCCCCAAGGCAATCGTCTCGGGTGGTACAGGTATCTACTATTCGGCTGATAACATCTTCATCATTGGTCGTCAACAAGAGAAACAGGGAACCGAGATTGTTGGTTATAACTTTATCATCAACGTCGAGAAGTCTCGCTTCGTTCGAGAAAAGAGTAAGATCCCGATTGAAGTTACCTTTGAAGGTGGTATCAGTAAGTGGTCTGGTCTGCTTGACATGGCACTGGAATCAGGACACGTTGTTAAACCGAACAATGGTTGGTATCAGAATGCGAAGGAAGAAAAGAAGTATCGTCTGACTGATACCTATAACAAAGAATTCTGGATGCCTATCTTGACTGATACTACATTCTCCCAATGGATTGAAAATCGCTATTGCATGGGTAATAGCCAGATGATTGAAAGTGAAATCAGTGCTGAAGATATTTCAGAAGCCTACGAAGATCTGTGATCAGTGTGGGGCCATTCTTAAAAAGAATGACCCTGCAGTTTGTTTGCATGGTGTAGATAATAGTCTTGAGTTTGAGATCTTTATCTGCGAACCTTGCTGCGAGAAAATCGCATTTGAATATGACGCTGACCATGGGATGGAAGAAATAAATGCAACAGAAGATCGAGACGATTATCCTTAGTAAACTATTTAATGATGAGGATTATCTGCGTAAGGTAATTCCCTTCATTAAAGAAGATTACTTTATGGAAAGCAGTGAGCGTAAAATTTACGCTTACATTCATCAGTTCGTCACAAAATATAATTCACTACCGACAATTGATGCAATTAATATTGCGATGCAGAATGACAAAAGTGTCAATGAGAACGAGTACAAGAGTATTTCTGAGACTCTTACGAAACTCGATGATGAGATCGATGTAAACGAAAAGTGGATCCTTGACGAGACTGAGAAGTTTTGTAAGGATAAAGCACTCTATAACTCAATCCTGAAGTCGATTAATATTATCGATGGTAATGATAAAACAAACTCGGCAGATGGTATTCCCTCTATTCTACAAGAAGCACTGGCAGTTTGTTTCGACAATAACGTTGGGCATGATTATCTTGACAATGCTGATAGTCGGTATGACTTCTATCATCGTGATGAAACAAAACTGCCATTCGATCTTGAGATGTTTAACAAGATTACGAACGGTGGTTTGCCGAACAAGACGTTGAATATATGTCTTGCTGGTACTGGTGTTGGTAAGTCTTTGTTCATGTGTCACATGGCTGCTGGTGCACTCAGTCAGAACAAAAACGTTCTCTACATTACGTTAGAAATGGCAGAAGAACGTATTGCTGAACGTATCGATGCTAACTTACTAAACATTCCGATTGATCAACTAGAACATCTTTCTAAGGATATGTTTACTAACAAGGTATCTCAACTTAGAAGTAAGACCGAAGGTAAACTTATCATTAAGGA